GTCATCACCCCGACCACGGTCACCGCAGGCACGTTCAAGGTCAGCCTGTTCAACGGTGACGCCGTCACGGCCGCCCTGGCGTTCAACGCCACCGCCGCGACCGTCCAGGCCGCCGTGCGCGCCGCCCTGGCCGCCAGCACCAACCAGCTCGCCGCCGAGTACGCCGACAGCATCACCGTCACCGGTGGCCCGCTGAACTCCGCTGCCCTCACCGTCACCTACGTGAACGACCAGGGCCTCGATGTTCCGGCCCTCACCGTCGATCAGACGGCCCTCACCGGCACCGTCGCCGTCACCACGAGCACCGCAGGTGTGGTCGGTGCCAACGATGGTCGCCAGACCCTCGCCAACATCGTCGGCATCTGCGACACGTTCCTCCCGTGGACGCTGATGTACCGCGATGTCGAGGTCGCCGTCCTCTACGAGGGCGCGGTCGTGCAGGCCAACTGCATCGAGCTCGATGCCAGCGGCAACGAGATCGCCCTCACCGACACGACCGCAGCGCAGATGTTCGCCAAGAAGGGCCTGAACATCACGTTCCACACCGCCTCCACCGAGATCTGACCAAGGAGCACAAGACATGGCACCCGCCCCCATCCCGCAGGACCGTCTGGTCCGCAAGGAAGTCGCAATCGGCGTCCTGCGCGATTACGAACCCCCCAAGGACCACATGGGTCTGCGGATGTTCGCTCCGCTCCAGGAAGTCGGCTCCGACGACGTCATCTTCGACTACATTCGCCAGCCCGCGACCGGCATGGCCCCGGCCCGCGCCGAGGACGCCGAGTCGGAGCTCGCTGGCAAGGACGAGTCGGTCGGCACCGGTCGTGCGTCGATCATCGACTGGGCCATCAAGGACCACTACTCGGCCAGCGATGTCCAGCGCTACCGCGAGGGCCTGATCATCGGTGAGATGGCCGGTGCGAGCGCCCTCCCGCTGACCAGCACGAGCGTGACCGACGACTTCCGTCGTCGCCTCGCCCGTGACCAGCGCCGCCGCCGCGCCCGTCTCGACAACCGGCTCGAGTGGCTCATCATGAAGCTGCTCGACACGGGCAGCATCAGCTACTCGGACGGCAACATCGCCTTCACGGTGACCGGCAACCGGCCCGCCGCCCAGCAGGACGTTGCCCTTCCCACGGGCAACCTGTGGGGCACCACCAACAGCGACCCGATCGAGGACCTCATCGGCATCAAGGAAGCCGCTGCCCCGCAGATCGACTACACCCGCATGCTGATCAGCCGCAAGGCCCTCCGCAAGCTCTACAAGACCCAGAAGTTCATCGACGCCCTGACCGGCAGCAACCCGCTGTACAAGGTGTCGGGCTGGGGTCCGCAGGCCGCCGCCGACTTCATCGGCAGCCAGTGCGACATCGAGTTCATCGTGTACGACTCGGTCTACACGACCCGCGCGAAGGGCTCGAACACCCTGGTGCAGAACCGCTTCACCCGTGAGGACTACGCCATCCTCCTGCCCTCGCAGGCCACGATCGACAGCGTCGACGACGCCCTCGGTTTCGGCAAGACGCTGACCAGCCCCCACCCGGAGGGCAACTGGACCAGCGGCTACTACGAGTGGGAGAAGGACGACCGCGACCCGTGGGGCTACGACGTCGGCAGCGGCATCAAGGCCTTCCCCGTCATGCCCCACCTCGACTACACCGCGGTGTACAAGGTCATCTGATCCTCGGACCAACAAGAGGCAACACCACGGGGCGGTCGGAGCAATCCGGCCGCCCCGTTCGCGTTAGCTGAGGGAGATGATTCATGGCGTACTGCAACGAAACGGATCTGCTGCTTGGCGACATCACGTTGCCGACCGGCTCGGCCGCGTCGTTCGTCACCCGCGCCGCCGACGAAATGGACGCGGAGATCGGTGAGGCATACGAGATCCCCCTTCCGACCTCCGGCCTCCCGGCCCACGTCGTCCTGCGACTGAAGCAGTGCAACGTACTCATCGCCTCGGGCCGCCTCGTGCTGGCTCAGGCGATCGGCGGCGAGGAGAACGACACCCACGCCTACGGCATGTCGCTCCTGCGCGAAGGCCAGGGAATCCTCAAGATGATCTGCTCTGGTCAGATCGAGCTCGTCGGCGCAACGCGCCGGAACGTGTCGGTCACCGGCACCGGCCCCTCGATCATCCAGGGCGACGCCGCCTCAGCCGTCGATGCGTTCTACGGCTACGCCGGAACCAAGAATGCCACCAAGCCGCATCCGATCGGCCGCGACTTCTGGACGCCTGGGCTGTGACCGCGTACGACGTGACGTTCGAGGTCGAGGGAGCCGATGAGGCTCTCCAGAAGCTGCTCATCATGCAGATGCGGCTCGGGCCAGTGCAGATGCCCCACTTCATGCGGACCATGGTGGGCGAGTACCTCCAGGCGCGGGTGGACCAGCGCTTCGAAGGCGAGGGCGACGACGTGGTCGGCCTGTGGTTCCAGCTTCGCAACTCGACGCGTGCGATCCGTTCCCGGCAGGGCTTCGGTGCGGCCCATCCCATCAACAGGCGAACCGGGAAGTTGCACGACTGGGTGCGGACGTACAAGGTCAACAACTCCACCCTGACCATGCCAGGTACCCCTGGCGATGCCCAACTCAAGTCCAAGCTCAAGGTTGCTCAGGTCGGCGGATACCCAACGACCCAGGGTGATCGGCTTGGCCCGTCTATGCCCGCTCCGCCCCGTCCAGTGATCGGTCTGGGTTGGAACGACGCAGCCGCAATCGTAACGGGCCTGGAGCGCTGGGTGACCAATGGGGGGACGCTCTAATGGCGACCGACGTTCCCTTTCCCGACTGCATCATCGAGGTCCTCAAGACGCGTCTTGGAACGATTTCCGGCGTCAGTGGAGTGCTGGTCCGACCCCTCGAGCCAACCGACCCCAACGGATCAGTTGCCGTTACCTTCGAGCTTTGGCAGCCCGTGCAAATCGAGATGGGAACTGGCCGCGGATTCGACCCATCCTTGAGTGACTACGTCCTCCACATTGAGCACATGGTCAAGCACGCGGAACGAGAGGCTGGATATCTTCAGCATCGTACTGTGGCAACAAAGATCCGTTCAATGCTGTACCGCGATACGGACACACAGGTAGCCTTCCGCCAGCTCGCATACATTGATTCGCTCGTTCATGAGCGGTTGATGAAGTGGAGTCTGGAACAGCGTTTCGCTGCGAATCAGATCAACAAGTCTTTCTACTTCGTGAGCGGAACCACCGCCACATTCCAGACGGAAACTGTCTAAGGAGACAAACCACCATGGGTTTCAATAGCCAGAACGGCCAGATCGGCTTCGGCATCCAGAGCGTCAAGGGCACGGCCGTCGCCGCGACCCGGTTCGCCCGCATCCGCGGCGGGTCCATCGGCGGCGACCGTTCGCTGCTGATCCCCGACCCGGAGATCGGCGGCGGCCGCGACATCCAGGCCGCCTACCTCGGTCCGGTCGGCTTCAGCGGCGACATCGACTTCTACCCCCGCGCTCAGATGATCGCCATGCTGCTCTTCGGTGCGCTCGGCGCGAAGACCTCGACCACGGTCGCAGGCCCGCCGCTGAAGGGCACGCACGTCATCACCCCGGCCAACACCAGCCCGTGGCTGACCGTGGAAGAGCGAGTCGCCAACTCGTTCGAGTCGTTCCGCTACACCGACGCCAAGGTGAACACCCTGCACCTCGAGGCCGAAGCCAACGGCTACCTCATGGGCAGCGCGAACATCATCGCCATCAAGGGCGTCTCGGGCTTCACCGCGCAGTCCAGCCCCGCGATCGACGAGTCGCCCCTCGTGGTCGGCTCCAGCGTGACGTTCAGCTTCGGCGGCGTGGACCTGAAGGCCAAGTCGTTCAGCCTCGACCTGAACAACAACATCGAGAACGACGACTTCCGCCTCGGCTCGGTCTACATGGCTGACGCCGTCGAGAAGCGCCGCGAGCTCAAGCTCACCGCCTCGTACCGTCCCGACGATGCGACCCTGTGGAAGCAGGCCATGTGGGGCGGCAGCAGCTTCACCGAAGCTCAGGCCGGTGCGGCCTACCGCGGCGCTGTCGCCATCACCATCACCACGTTCGAGACGATCGGCAACGAGGTCGCCGGTGTCCCGTTCAGCGTCACGATCAACGTGCCGTCGGCCGTCATCAGCCCGTTCAAGGTCAGCCCCTCGGGCGACGACGTGCTGACGAACGACATCGAGCTCACCGCCATCCGGCCGTCGGCCGGTACCCCGCTCGCGACGTTCACCGTCGTGAACGACCTGGCCACGGTCAGCTGATCTCCCCCGACAGGGAGCGCACCACGATGCCCTGTTGCCTGGTCGTGCAGGTCCAGGCAATGGGGCATCGTTTCAAGTAAATCCCAAGAAGAGCACCAGGAGGCTCACCCCCAATGTCAGACCAACCCTTCACCAGTGAACTCGATGATCCCAAGTCCGTGCAGATGGCCCACGCCATGCAGGCCGAGGGGATCAACCCGTACGAGAAGGTGCAGATCGACTACTTCGCTCCCGTCGAGGACGCGAAGACGGTCCTGCCCGATGGCATCAGCTTCATCAAGCACAAGGTGCTGAACGAAGGCGACCGCAAGCGCTACCTGAGGGCCGTGAACCGCGACCTCAAGATCCAGAAGGGCACCGGCGACGCCATCATGCGCCTGGCCGCTGGCGAGGACCGCACGGCCCTCCTGCGCGTCGCCATCACTGGCTGGAACCTGATGGCCGACGGTGCCCCCCTCCCCTTCACCCAGCAGAACCTCGACCGACTGCTCGATGGCCCGGTCGCCATCCTCGAGCTGGTCGAGAAGGACGTGAAGAAGAACAACCCCTGGCTGTTCGCTGATGCCACCGTCGAGGACATCGACGAGGAGATCGAGCGCCTCAAGGAACTGCGCGAGCAGGTCCTGGAGGAGAAGCAGGGAAACTGAGGTTCCGCGAACTTGCCGATAGGTGGATTCGCGGAGAGGAAATCGAACACCCTCCAGAATCAATCAGGCTCTTTAGTCTGTGCTCCGCAATGAAGTGGAACCACCTGCCGGTTGCCGGTGGAATCTACGACCAGCATCCGAAGCTGATCGACGAGTGGGAGTACCTGTTCTCGATCAAAGCGGAGCAGGAGGCCAAGGAGCAGGCAAGGCAAGAGCGGGAAGCGAAGAGCAGACGGGGGAGGTGAACCCAGCAAGTGGATGCAATCCTGAGGATTCAAGTAAAGATCGCAGCACGGGAAGCCCGTGACGCACTCAGGAGCATCAGCACTGGGATTCGCCAAGTTCAGCAAACCGCTTCGCAGGCGTCGGCGTCTGGCGGGTTCACCGGTACGGCTACCGGTGCCCGTCAGGCCAACGACGAGGTCAAGAAGCTTTCCCGAACGCTGAACCAGATGGGAACCGGCCCGTCCCCGACGCAATCGCTCGAGGACGGGTTCGGGCGCGCAAAGCGCCGCATCGACGAGATTCAGGCCACGCTGCTTCGCTTCCGTGGCGTCCAGGCCCCGATGCCGAACGCGCCAGCGGCGGGCGCGCAGA